CGCCGGGGCGATCGCCATTCCCCCGGCTTCCCTAGAAACCCTAGAAACCTTACGAACAGAACAATGGAAAGATTTATCGATCGATATTGCATCGTCAGAACCGAGAGCGCCGGGGTATTCGCCGGGTTTTTGGCCTTAGCGGTGGGCGACACCGCGGCTTACGTGAGAGACGCGCGCCGCCTCTGGTATTGGGAAGGGGCCGCGAGTCTCTCCGAACTCGCCGTTAAGGGAGTCGCCAAACCCGAGGAATGCAAATTCCCGATCGCCGTTCCCGAGGTTTATCTGACGGGGGTAATCGAGATTATCCCCACCACCGAAGAAGCCCGCGAATCGATCGAGGGGGTAAAAGAATGGACGGCAAAATAGGCTACGGCTACGGCTACGGCTACGGCGACGGCTCCGGCTACGGCTACGGCTACGGCGACGGCGACGGCTACGGCTACGGCTACGGCTCCGGCTCCGGCTCCGGCGACGGCGACGGCTACGGCTACGGCGACGGCGACGGCTACGGCTACGGCTCCGGCGACGGCTCCGGCTCCGGCTCCGGCGACGGCGACGGCTACGGCTACGGCTCCGGCGACGGCGACGGCTACGGCTACGGCGACGGCTAACCCTTACCGAAGAAAAAACGATGGTTAAACTCAGCGACTTACCCGGCGAACTCCAGCGCGCCGGGAACTCCCCGACATCAAAGACGCTATCCACGCTTGGGTAAAGGAGCGCCCCTATGAAAACCGAACAGCTTAACGTTACGAGAATCCGCCCCGGCGATCGCCTCTACTTCCTCCGCGAGTGGTTCGAGGTGATCGATATCAAAACCCTTAGCGGTGGAAACGGCGGCAAGATCGGCGACATCGTGTTTACCCTAAAAAACCGATCGGGCGCGATCCATAATCTCGCCGTTCATAAATCCCGTTCCCTCCCCGTCCGCCGCGGCGAGAAAAAAGAGCGGACCGTGACCGACTCGGAACAGCGCGCGATCGACTGGATACTCGAAATGCGCGACACCACCAACCGCTGGAAAGCGGAGTACATGAAAAAAAGCTACATAAAAAAACGCTACGGCTAAAGCCCCCCGCTTTTTGAATCCCGTCCTTTAGCCAGTTTCACCGCCTTGACACTCTACCGCCCTAGAAGGGCGAAGATTCTTCCGGAAGGCACTCATGGTAAACCATTGTGTACGAACTAGGACACAACTCCTACTCCCGAGGCGATGCCAATTGCCTCTACTCCCTCCGGTGTTAACCATTGGGTCTACTTTTCGTGTGTTGTTAGATTCACTCGCTCGAATGTCTTTGCTTGTAAGGGCTGGAAGTAGAGTACCGAAGTACCGAGCTTACCGTTTCGGCAAACCGCCTTTTAACTACAGCGTCCCGCTACGGGGAGTTTCACCCACCATTGGAGGTCAACGTGTCTACCTCGATTATATCGTCAAGCCGTGCTAGAAGCACGGGGTTTCAAACCCATTATTTCCGATGAAAATCAAAGATTTAAGACCCAAAGACGCGATTTTTTTAAACGACAAAGAGCGGGTTATCGGCAGGGTAGTCGATACGGTTATCCCCGCGGATCTCCCCGGCTGGCTCTACGTTTATCTCGTCGGGGAACCGTCCCCCGAATTACTTCCCGGCGATCGGGAACTAGACCCGAAAAATGTCGTTTGGCTCGTCTCTCAAACCTAAGTATCACCCGCCATGCCTACCCCTACCGCCACTCTTGCCCGTCCACCCGTCCAGAACGGGGAAACCCTGAAACCCGGACACGCCCTCGACCCCCTCGAACCCCTCTTCGGCGTGAACCTCGATCGCCTCTCCGAGATCGCCCCCGATCTACGGATCGAGATCGGGGAGTGCGAGGGATACGGCAAAAAAGCCGACTTTCAAGCCGACCTCGACGACGTGATCTACCGAATAGAATCCCACGCCCGCGGCTGGTGGAAAGCCGCGCTCTGGCTCTACAAGATCAAGCTCTACAAGGCGTGGGAACGCTTCGATCTCTCTCGCCATAACCCTTACGACAACAAACCGGCGGGCGAGGTTTTCCCGAGCGCGATCCCCGATGGGTTCGCGAGTTTCCGCGACTTCTGCGAGCGGGCGATCGGGCGATCGGTCGCCACGGTGAACGCGTGGATACGGGCCGCCCGAACGATGGGACTCCTCCTCGCCGCGGGGTTCGATCGGCTCCCGAAAAACGCGACGATCGCCCTGAAACTGAGCGAACAGCCCGACGAGTTCGTCTGTGACGCGTGGCGGGATATATGCGCGAAATACGCCGATCACGAGATAACGGTGGAACGAATGAAAACCCTACACGATGATGTCCTGAACCCCGATCGCCCTCGATTTAAAAATTCTCGAATTCCCCTCGATCGCTACGAGGTTCTACGGGAGAAGGCCGCCGAACAGGGGATGACCGTCGCTCAATTTCACTGCCAGATATTAGATCACTATCTAGGAACCGGGCATGATACCGACCCAACAACCGCTAAAGAACCTATCGACGATCGCCCGATCGAACGGGTGGACGCTATCGACGAGACACTGCAAATCGAGCCACCTATTGATCCCGCTGGAGCGCCCGAACGGGCGAGCGACGGCGATGGTTCCTTGTCGTCGCCGCCCCCTAGCTACGGGGACGTACTGGAGAGCGCTCCGAAACCTCGGACTGAAATAGACCGAGAACCCGCGTCCGCTTCCCGGCTCAAGCGGATGATCTCCTCGTTCCGCGCCCGCCCCAATCCCGTCCGCCCGAGGGTATGCGCGATCGATGGGTGCGATCGCTCCGAAGAACTGACCGCCTGTTTTAATCTCGTCAACCGAACGACGGTCGCGGACTTCTACTATTGTTCGGGTCACTTGCCCGAATCCGGTTATTGCACCTGTGGACGGTGGCCGACTCAATGCGACTGCGATCGCCTGGAGGAATTCTGATGCACGAATTAGCCGTAGGGAACCGCGTAACGTGGTTCGATCCCGAGTCCGGAGCGGAACTCAAGGGAACGATTAAACTCCTCACGAAAAACACCGCTCGGGTTATCCTCCCCTCTTTCGAGGTCGTTAAGGTCGATCGGGACGATCTAACCCTCGTTCCCGTCGTGGAGAAACCGCTCGAACCCGAATACCTTCACGACTTTAACGCCGGGGAGTGGGTCTCGGTAGAGGACATCTCCCCGATCGCCGCCGTAGTATCGAGCGTGGGATATAAGTCGGTCGTCCTCAAGGATTCCGCGGGAAAAGAGCTTCTGTTCTCCACCGACCCTGGCGGCGCGGTTAGAGAGATCGATCGGCTCACCAAGATCGAACCCCCGAAATACGAGGTGGGCGATCGGGTTCGATACCACGGAGAGGAGTGGTCGATCGGGTATCGAGGCTTTAATCGGTACGGTGACGGGAAACTCGCTTTCGGCTACGGGCTGACGAACGCGAATCGAGCGATCTCCAACTCCGTCCCCGAATTTATACTTTTCCCCGTCACCGGGGAAATCCCCACCGAGAGCGTATCTATCGAGTCCGATAATCCCGGACTGACCGACGAGGAAAAGTCCCGCCTCGACAAACTGGCGAAAGCGAACTTCCATCTCAACTTTTCCGAGACGTTCCTCGACCTCGCCGACCTCACTCTAGAACCCGCGCTCCAGCAGAGAACGAAACTCGATATCGCCCACGTTCAAACCCTAGAGGACGCGCTAGACGAGGTGGAGAACCTAGAGGCGATCGACGTTTTCACGGACGGCGAAAACTTCTGGCCGTGGGACGGCTATCACCGAATCCACGCCTATAAAAACAAGGGGCGATCGGAGATTCCCGCCCGCGTTAAGCCCGGAACCCTGCGAGAAGCGGTACTGGCGAGTACCGCCGCCAACGCTAAACAGTTAGCCCTCCCCCGCACCCGAGCCGATAAGCGAAAAGCTGTCGAGACGCTCCTCGCCGATCCCGAGTGGGGTCAGTGGAGCGATCGGGAGATCGGCAAACAAGCGAGGGTCGATCACAAAACCGTCGCCGCTATCCGTCGGGCGATGTCGGTGGGGAATTCCCCGGAGACGGAACCGAAGCCCGTCGAGCGGAAATTCACCAATAAGCACGGCGGAACCTCGACGATAAAAGTCGCCCCGCGGCCGGTCGCCGTTCTCGACCCCGCGCCGGAACCCGACCCGACCCCTCTCCCGCCCGCGCCGATCATCGAGGTCAAGGTCGAGGAGGTGATTATCGGATTTCTCTCGAACATCGATCGCATGACCAAAGAGCAGTTGAAGCCCGTATTAGAGCGGCTCGTAAAACGACTAGGACAACTGGAGGAGGAATGTCAGAGCGGTATATCCCGGAAAGCGAGTTAAGAGAAGCGGTGAGAACGATTCTCGCCGAAATGTTAGGCGTTGGCGGCACCGAACCGACCACGAAACGGGTCGCGCCCACCAAGGAGGCGATCGCCCTCCTCGGGTACAAAAACGACGAGCAACTCTACGACGCGGTAGCCTCCGGACTGCTACGGCTGGGGAAAGAGGTAGAGGATCGCCGCAAGCCCACGGGGCAACGCCCCCGCTATTACTTCGATATCGATAAATGTCGTAAACGTCTGGCTGAACTGCCAGAAAGGAGAAAAGGTTAATGGTTTTAAAAACTTCTACGGTCAAAGAAATCGCGGACGCGGTGGAGGAATCGCGTCCCCCGGTAGGAATGAACTTCGTCGGCTCTTTCAAGATGATCCCGAAAGCGATCGAGGTCGATAAACGCGAATTAAGAAGACTTAAGGCTCATAAATTAATTTCGATCGAGCTTTACGTCAGCTGGGCGCTGATCCTGACCTACGGCGAGAACGAGGTCAACCTATCCGATAAGCAGATGAACGATTTCTGCTACGACTGGAGTTTTTATCTCGACGAGTTTATCGAAGACAGTAAGACGAAATTTACCCTACTGCCCGAGGACGCGCTGATAGCGATCGGGAAACTAAGTAAAAAACAGGGAAGCGGGGTCGCTTGCTCGCTCCAATTAACATTAAACCTCGGACTGGAGGGTTAAATCATGCCGAGAGCAAAATCTGTAGATGGCGAGTTAAAAGCCAAAATAGAGGCGACCGGACTAAAGTTCGAGTTTGTCAAAGAAGTGGATTCCCGCTCGAAAATTAACCCCGACGCGGGTGTATTGGGTACGGTCACGAGGAAGCGATCGACTCACAACGTCTATACAATCCGCGAGCGCCCGTGCCAGAAATACCCCGAGGGGCGCGTCGTTTACCGCGCCTTCGCCGCCGATGATATCTGGCGGTACTATATCCGGAACCTCGCCCCGATCGAGGAAAAACGCGAGCATTTAAACACCCTATCGAGATAGCCATGTTCCGAACAATCACGCTTTTCAACCGCCCCGCCAAGCCCGCGCCCGTATCCGACTGGACGCTCGTTGTCACTCACGAGGGGCTATCGACCCCCCGAACCTTTCACGGCGAGTACGACGACCTCGTTAGCGAGGCGATCGTTCTGAGTCGGACGCTGGGCGATCGGGGGATAAAACTCCATACGGCCCGCCTAGTTTATAAAGACGGGAAAGCGATCGATTTAATGGGGGCGATTTAAATGAACTTCATCACGAGACTGTACATTAAGGCGATGTTCCGCTTTTTCCCCGTATTAAGCGAGACCCAGGCGAGAAAGGTCGCCGAAGAGTTCGTGAACGAGCGGCTTAAGAGCGAGGGAATAGATCCCGACCGCCACGCGTTCAAAGAGCTTCTGATCGATCGGGAGATCGAACAATTTAAGATCGCCGCGGGACTAATCCGCCCCGAGTAGATTTTTCCGTATCTCCTCAAAAGCCTTCTGATGCACGCGCTCCCCGATAAAGTCGTGATAGATCTCCGAATGGATCGCGAGCGAGTGGCCCATCTGTTGAGCGGCGAGCGATATATCTAACCCCATCTCCAGCGTTCTCACAGCCCAAGCGTGCCGGAGGTCGTAGGGCTTACAAAGTTTAGCCCGAGTAAAATACTTCGTGACGCGACTGCCGATCTCGGTATTGTTCGGCCCCGTCACCGCGGGTAATTCCCCCTCCCATAACTTCCACGTATCCCACCATTCGGGACGGAAAGGCCAAGCCTTACGCCGTCCCGTTTTTCCGTCGAGAATCAGGGCGACCCCGCTTTTTAACGATTCCCGATCGAGGTGAAAAAGCTCGTGATTTCTCAGCCCGTAGGCCGCCATTAAAGAGAAAGCGTATTTCCATTCGGGATTGGCGATCGATTCCCTCATCGCGACTATATCCTCGTCGCTCGGCAGGTCTCGTAACTTATGACGGTTGAATCGATACCGTCCCGAGTAGGGCGAAGCGTCGAACCCCTCGATCCCCGCGAACGCCGCGATCTTGTTGTAAACCCAGCACAACCGCTTACGGGTACGGGTATCGGGTTCGGTGGAGAGGATAGCGGACATTAATAGATCCGCGTCGATCGCCGCGTCGATCGGCAACTTGGCGAAAGCGGATAAATACTCGACCTTCCAAGTCGTCTCGGTTTTCGGATTCCGCTCCCTTCGGGTGAAATACTCCCGCTCCATCTCGGCGATCGCCTCTCCCACCTTGAGCGCCCCTCGCCGTTCCGACCCCGGAAGATACTCGCCCCAATCGAACTTGCCGAGCGCTAATTTCCCCGCGAGTATCCTCGCCTCGTTTTCGGACCGTTTTATCCCGGCCGGGTTCGCGTAAATATCGAGGGCGATCGTCTGTTGGGCTTTCCCCTCTTTCGGAGGCCTCGCGGGTAGCGTCCCCCTCAGCCTCAACTTACTCCCCGATTTGAAAATAGTTATACCGATATTCCCCGCTTTCAGGCGATCGTTCGCCGCTTTTAAGAGTTCGTCCATATAATACTCGTGTCAAGTCAAAAGATATTGGCTTCCCGCGCCGATCGGGAACTCTATCCAACGGTCGGATAAATTCTCTCTCTCGATAGACGCGGGAATTTCTAGATCTAATGCCGATCTAGAAATTAGCCGACTAATACAGGTATATTACTACAACTTCCCACGAAATAAGTCGGCAAATTAACGTGACCAGTTGATTTAATCGCCGAAATGCCCGCCCCTCAAAGCGTTCAAATTGCTTCGTAATCAATTGGTCGTGGGTTCAAATCCCATCATCGGCTTGGGTTTCAGGTCACGCGAAACGAACCGATCTAAACTCGAACTAAAAAGCCCCGATCCGTAGGGCGATCGGGGCGTTCCAAATTGCACGAACGGGCGGGCGATCGGCAAAGCCGCGCCGAAGGCGACCGATTAAAGCTGGCAGGTTGACATCAGGCTTAAAACCTTCTGTTCCCACGAATAGGGATCTTCTTTGAAAACCTCCAGCACCCTCGCCCGTTCCCGATCGGTTATCCAGAACCGTCCGTGACCGCCCATATCGAGTAGCCAGTAGCGTTCCTCGGAGTCGTAGAAGTATTGAGCCGTTGTAGCCATATCGGTTACTGTCGATCCGTGTTTAATGGCGAGTATATGGCTATGGGCGATCGCGTCGTAACAATCGATCGGGTCGTTAAAGTCTTCCCTCAAATAATCCTCCCGATAAACCTCGACTCGTTTATCCGGAAACTCCATCGCCTTAACGATAGAAGGGTCACGGCGATCGGGAGATACCCATAGCACCGATACCCACGGATGAAGGTTTTTAACTTTCATATTCATTCCTCTCTATCGTTTCAAGGTACTCCTGGGGCGATCGACAATGCGGATGAGGCGACCGCAAAATTTTTCTAGGCGAGATCCGCCGTATAAGCCTTGCCAGCGCCGCGTTCTAGCGATCGGTATTTTCCC